CTCATCCTCATCTTCGTCAAAATCTTCATCGTCTTCTTCAACCATGTGCGCACCGCAAAATGGGCAGAATTCTACAGGCTGTGAATCACCGTCGATTTTTGTTATTGTGAATTCTGAGTCGCACTCAACACACAACATAATATCATCTTCTTGTTCGTCGATTTGAAACATTATTTCCTCTTTTTTATTATAGTGGTATCCATATCATCCCGGGAGGTTCATTTTGCGTTATGTCGTACGCAATATCGAACGCAACAGTGATCCGTGGAAGCTCTACAGCATTTGGTGTTGAGCTATGAACTGCCCCATCACATTCTGCGATAAACAACCTATTATCTACGCTATCTATCGCATACTCTTGATAATGCTCTGCATCAAATGAATCGAAATTGCAGGGAGCATCACCTAGAATAATGCAGTGGGGTGGTTTATGTTCTAAGCAATTGTATGTATATTCCGTATTAACTGGCTTACGATATATCGTTGAGCTGGGCTCGTTAGATCTAACACAAAACACTCCATGGTAGGTCTTCTTTGCGGGATCGACGTGCAGATGCCAACCTGCACCTCTACCTTGCGGATAAACATTAAACCATGCACATATAAAATGCGGTTTGTCTTCCGTTTTTAACGAAGATTCGAATAGCTGTTTGATGTTGTGTTTGAGCTGTTGAATTCCGGGACGGAATGATTGAAATAAATTATACTTACTATATGCAGCAGTTGCTAGATTTCCAAAACTGTGGTAGAAGCCTTCAGGGAAATCCTCCATAACATATTTGGAATGGAGTTCGGCATTGATTGCTTCTAGACTAGACACCAACTCTGGAAGGTCTAGATCCAGCTGTTTGATTGCAAGTTTCTTATTATCAATTAACTGTTGTACATAATCAGACATATCATTCCTTAGGTTTTGTCCAAACATCATCCCATGTCCCAGACAACGCACCCTTGGCATAGTCTGTTGCACGATTTTCAAAGAAGTTCGTATGTGTGGGGGCATTAATCATTTCTTCAACCCATGGAAGAGGATTCTTCTTAACTTTGAAGATACCTTTCATACCCAATCCAATCAAACGACGGTCTGCAATATAGCGGATGTACTTCTTCAAATCATCTGCCGTCATGTCTTCCATCGAATTCACACCAAATGCTAAGTCAATAAACCGATCTTCAAGCTCTACCATACGCTCTGCAATGGAGTAGATAGACTCTTTAAGCTCATCATTCCAAATTTCATTATTCTCATGGATGTATGTCTTAAACAACTTCATCATGTTTTCGGCATGCATCGTCTCATCGACGATAGACCACGTGATGATTTGACCCATGCCTTTCATTTTGCCGTGGCGCGGGAAATTCAGCAACATTACAAATGAGCTGAATAATTGCATGCCTTCAGTAAATGCTGAGAACACAGCGATGTGCTTAGCTGTGTTTTCTTTCGTACCGTTTGTATCTGAGATGTCGAGGACATAATCATGCTTATCCTTCATCTCTTGGTATGATAGAAACTCATTATATGTCGTTTCCGGAAGACCGAGAGTTTCAATCAAATGAGAGTAAGCTGCGATGTGTAACGCTTCGCGAGCAGCAAATCCCATCAGCATCATTCGAACTTCTGGTTGAGGAAAATGTGGTAGATAGTTTTTTACATATCCGCCAGCTACATCAATATCACCTTGTGTGAAGAAACGGAAGATGTTAGTGAGAAACGCCTTCTCTCCATCGCTCAGGCGATTCTTCCAGTCTTTGACGTCCTCTAGCATCGGAACTTCAGTATGAAGCCAGTGTGACTGCTCATGCTTAAGCCATGCATCGTATGCCCAAGGGTAGTTAAATGGTTTGAACGATGTACGACCGTCCATTAATGATGTTTTCTTTTTGATCATAAACTCTTTATTATTGTTACTGTTGTATTATATTCTAATTAACACATATCATCAACGCGGTGCTGGCGCGGTTCTAATATACTCAAACGCCTCATCCGCAAACGGACCATCCGCCCTAACGTAGTGCAGGAATGCTTGTTTGTATTTGGATGTAGGGCACGGCGTTCTCCAGTGCGCAGATCTACACCCCAAGTACATGACAGCATCGCCAGGGAATAACGATAATGATGAAACACTACCGTCTGGTTTTGTCATAAAGATTGGCCACACTGGGCCAGACTCATCAATACATAACGTAATACTAATTTCGCATGCCTCTCGGTCGCGATGTGGTTTGAGATCTGCTCCCTCTGTATATGCACGGGTGTATGTGTATGTGGGTAGTACTGGAACTCCAGCCATGCGCGATACACGAACAGTTGATAGGCATAACAAATCTACAAAATCCATATGGTTAGCAAAATACGTAGACTTTGGAACGTTGAGGTCCTCGTGTGCGTTTGCTCCTTCACAGAAAGCATCGAATAATGCTCCTAGATGAAGTGCTTTCTCCGGTAAAAGAAAGTTAGGAATTACCAGGTAGTTGTCACGTTGTAGTATTGGGTTCATTTGCAATACCTATAACAAGTTTATTATCTTCACGACGTAGGGAGACGATATCATGCGTCTTGCCATCAACTTCTACAACGATGGGTAGATCAATCTTGCTGCCTGTTTCAAACACGCGCTCCATATGCAATTCCCACGCAGTCGTGAGTTCTTTATTGAGGAAATATGTATCCATTATTTTCTTTTCTCCGAGGAGGCACTAAAGTTTCCATTAGTAAATGTAAATCCGCCCGGTGCTGACAGCTTGCGAGATACTGCGTTTGTCTTGCACATTGGGCATCTTTCAGGATCGGTCTGCCCCTTACGCAACTCTTCCCACGTATGGGAACATACTCTACATTTGTAGTCGCGCATTGGCATAACTTAATCTCCCAACCACTCTTTTAAGGCGGCAAGCGTCTTCACGCCAGTTATTCTCTTCAGCTCCTTACCACCATCGATAAGGACCAACGTAGGCACCCCACGGATGCCATACATCTTCGGCGTATCCATATCTTCGTCAATGTCGATGACTCTAACAGGTACGCCCAAATCTTCATCGTCAATGATGTGCGTTAAAGCCTTACATGGTCCACACCACTCCGCTTGGAATTTTAGTAACTCTTTTGCCATTTTATTATCCTTCACATGCTAAACAAACATCACCATCAACCAAAGCTTGCAGGTCGATCTCTTTAATAACTTCACGTTCAATTCGCTTCGATACTTTATCAGCTTTTGCAAGCTTTTCTGAACGGCAGTAGTAAAGTGTCTTCAATCCACTCTTCCACGCTTGAAAGTGTACAGCATGCAGATACTTAATATTACAGTCCGGTCTAAAGAATAAGTTAAGTGACTGGGCCTGGTCAATAAACTGCTGACGGTCAGCTGCATGCTGTACTAACCAACGTTGGTCAATTTCCATCGATGTCTTAAAGACGTCTTTTTCCCAATCATCTAGAATCTCTAGGTGTTGGCATGAGCCGTCGTTAGCAATGATAGAGGACCAAATTTCTTGATAATCTAACTTCGTGTTATCTTCACACTTCTGCTTAATGATTCGATCTAACCACTTATTCTTATTCAGTGATGAACCAGACAACGTATCCTGTCTGTAAGCATTAGCGCGCAGGGGCTCAATAGAAGGAGAAGTGTTCCCCATGATAATTGAGCTTGAAGCGTTGGGAGCAATAGCCATGCAATGACTAAAACGAAGGCCAGTGCCAGCTGCATCAGGAGCCTCACCTCGTTCAGTACCCAATTCCAAGTTAGCTGCATTTAATGTCTCACGAATATGTTTAAACATTTGAATGTTCTTGCCTGTCGCCATTGCGGATTCCCACGGAAGATTATTCTTCTGTAGGTATGCGTGGTAACCGAGAGCACCAACACCAATAGATCGTTCACGCATTGCAGAATACTTTGCACGTGCGACTGGTTCAGGAGCATTATCGATAAAGTATTGCAATACGTTGTCTAACATCTCCGCAATATCTTTGAGGAAGGTTGGGTGTGTTTTCCATTCATCGAAGTACTCGAGATTGACTGAGCTCAGACAGCATACAGCAGTACGGTCTTTGTCGGTTGGTAAGATAATCTCAGAGCAAAGATTCGACTGACGGATCTTCAATCCAAGCTTCTTCTGGAACTCAGGCATAGCACGATTAGATGTGTCTACGAAGTGGAGGTATGGCTCGCCTGAAAGCATGCGCATCTCCAAGATCCGTTGCCACAATTCACGTGCAGGAATAGTGTCGCGTACTTCGCCGTTATGTGGATCTTTTAATTCCCATGTATCGTCGTAGTTAGGATCAATCATACACTGTTCAACAATGTGCATGAAATCGTCTGTAATGTTGATGCCATGGTGTAGGTTCAGAGTACGCATATTGGGATCACCAGTAGGCTTACGCATCTCTAAGAACATTAGAATGTCTGGGTGGCTGATGTCAAGATAAGCAGCATAAGAGCCACGACGTGTGCGGCCTTGACGATATGCTAGAGAGCTTGCATCGTATGTGCGAAGATGTGGCATAACGCCAACAGACTTATCGTCAGCAGATCGGATACCGACACCAATACCAACGCCACCGCCCAACATCGATAACCAGTTTACTTCCGACAGAGTATCAACCAGCCCCGACGAACTGTCGTGGAGATAAGGAAGGAAACATGAAATAGGAAGACCGCGGGCAGAGCGACCAAAAGACAGAATAGGAGTAGAGTATGATAACCAATGCTTAGAAGCATGGTCGTATAAACGTTGTGCATGTTCTGGATTTGATCCAAACGCTTTAGAAACATATGCAAATCTTTCCTGTGGTGAAGCCTCATCCTCTCTCATATACGACTCTTTTAGTCGCTTAATACCTAATTCATCAAACAGGCCATCCCGTGAAAAGTCGACGGTTATGCCATGGACAGTATCTGTCATGTAAAACTCCAGTTGTTATTGTTATTATTTTGTGAATTGCTCTGCCATCGGAAAGATGGTTGCAATAGCCTTTGCGCATTCCTGTGCAATCAGGATATGCTCTTTTTGTGTGCCATGTGCTGCACGGAGTTGGATGTAGTGAATCCAAGAGCGCAGTGTGCCATTCATATAGAGACGACTGACGGTAAGGCCTTCTGGTAGAACAGCGCGCGCTTGTTCTTTTGCGATACCATTACTTACAGCCCACTGATACGTCGCACGAGCTTGACGTATCATATCTTGTTGTTTTTCGTCCCACACACGCTTTAATTCGCGGTCATCTGTTTCGACTGAGTTTTGACGATTCTTTGTATCTTGTAATCGAGCTTCACGTGTAACGAATGAAAGATCTTCTGTTGGATCTGCATATCGCTGTGAAAACTCTTGGAATGAGAATGAGCGGTGACGTAGAATTTGACGTGCAATATCTCTTGTAGTTTCAATCTCGAGACATGCTGAAACCATTTCTAATGGCGACCAGTGTTGGTGCTTAATAAGATAGTTGATTAATTTTTCAGACGTTGCTGTTGTAAATTGATTACTCGGATTCGACACTCGTGCGCAGTATGCTACGAGATCTTGACAATCGTACAATCCGTCTGATACGAACTGTCGGTCGGGGCGGCTGTAAGATACTAATTTAACCTTCATTGATTCCTCATCTATTACACGTTGTGTCCACATCTCTTCGTTTTCGAGAATTGGTATATTCAAAATTTCTTCCATTGCGTCAATGCCGCTTTCGCCATTAGGCCACGTTTTGTGTTAGCTCGAATGATCGCTTCAGGATCCAATCCAGCTAACACCATATCATTCACATCCTTCTGAACTAAGTCGGAAGGCCATATGCATACATTATACCCATCATCGATGTATTTGTCAATAGTCTTAACGATTTGTTCGTTACGAGGCTCATTATCCATCACGATGATAAACTCATCTTTGGGTTTGTTGGGGAAGATATTTAGTAGGCCAATTGCACTGCCTGCCATCGCTACACAGTTGGGTAAGAACATAGAATCGATAGGACCTTCTACAACAAATACAATTCCCTTATCATCAATAGTATCCAAACCAAACACCTTGGGTTTGTTCTCATCAATCATAATAGTGATGTATCGTATCCCCTCTTTTCGGAAAGAACGTCCTTGGAATCCGAACATATCACCATTGCGATCGAGAAAAGGAATGATTAACCGAGGCTCATCATTTTCAGCGTCAAACTTCTCCGGAATGATAGAATTCACCCATTGTTTAAACTTTGGCGCGTAGAACAATTTATAATGCAAGTTCGCAGGAATCCGCCGTTTTTGGACATATTTCTTGGCTGGATGTTCAGGATCGATCTGTGAGATTTTCTTGATCGATTTCAACGGACTAGAACCCTGTAGAAACACAGGAGGAGCGAAACTGGTAATATCAGGCTTCTTTACCTCGGTCTCGGGCTCTGGGGCGTTTCTATCGAGGAATTTATCGCGTTTATACGACTCAGCGATCGAGGGATCGATCCGTTTGAGAAAATTGCCAAATGAGATAGACTCGTGGCAGTTGTGACAATAGTATAGCGCACCGACGACAGGCTTATCGACGATGTATCCTCGTGTTTTAAATTTGTTAGTGCGTGAATCCCCGCAAAGAGGGCAGCGCATGTTGTACGTAGTG